TCACCACTTGCGAAAACACCTACATTTATTACTGTTCCAGCAGCTTGACTTGGTGAAAATATATCTTCAATATGTACTGTTGTAACTGGATGATATCTATACATATAGTTCGCACTACCACCAATAGCATCAGAAGAATAAAATGCACGATTTGTTGAACTTGCAAATGCGATATTTTGTCTAGAAAATGTTGGTGAAGATATTGCAGTATAATCAGTGGATGTTGTACTTGCAGCTCCAGTTTTAAATCCCATACCAAGACCAAAATCAGAGTCTAAATTAAAAGGAGAATTACTATTATGAGAACCAGCAGTATAAATACCAGTACTATATCTAACTAAAAATGAACTATTTGCAAGTTTACTTGTTATAGCACAATTTAAATGTCTATGCGTAGCAGCACTACTTCCCATATTTAAACCAGTAGTATCTTTTTCAATAACAGTTTGTATATGAGCACCACTAAAAATTCTAGCAACATCAATTGTTCCAGTAAGTTTTGTTGCAGCCATTCCACCAATTTTTGCATCTGTCACTGCACTATTAGCAATCTTTGCAGTTGAAACAGCACTACTTGCAAGTTTACTTGTAGTGACAGTATTATCACTTGGTGTTCCAACCAAAAGAGGTTCACCCATTGCGATAATAAAATCAATACTATCTGAAGAATCTAATGCACTTGAAAATGTAAGAGTACTACCAGATATAGTAAACGAACTGCCTGGCTTCTGAATAACACCATTCAGTGAAACAAGAAGTTGATTTGCAGAACTTGGTGAAAAGTTTGCACTATTTAATTGTAGTGTATAACTTGCAGTTGCAGATGCTGTCAATGCATCTAGAACTGAATATCCACCTACTTCTGGTTGTGTTCCTATAAACGGCATTATCTATTTCCCTTTGTCATATTTATTCTGCATCTTTGATGGTCAAAGTACCTTCTTTAACTTGTCTTAAAATTTCTGCATAGTGCGTATTATTTGGGTCAAGGGGTACAAACATTGTTTCACCACTTATAATTGCTTCTATCATAGAATTTTCTTTTGTATTTTTCTCGTAGTCTACTACTTGACTTAAATATTTTGCTGATTCAATATTCATAATATTTCCTATATTTCTGCTGTCATGTTAATTGTACCACCAGAAACAGCACCAAGGTATACTGTTTGAGAGGCTGAATCACTATTTGTTGTAGTAATTGTTAAAGTTATACCTTGACTATGAAGAAAACTGAATTGGGGCCCAGCACTAAGTGTATCATAACGGACGCCTGGTTTATGTGCTCTATCCATGCCCGTATGAGAAACGGTAGGAGCAGCTCTCATTTCTGTAGGCATTACTACTTGTCCAATGTAAGTGTCTGTATTTCTATCTTGGTGACAGAGAAGTAACCCATTTTGATTATCAGTCTTAAACGAATAATAATACCTCTGACAAAGTAAAAGTTCTTCTGCAAATGAGAGATGTTCAAAATCTGTGGCTACACTGCCTACTTCCAACTGAACTCCAGTGAGTTGCCATGTTGTGCCATTTACTGCACCAACATTTGCAGTTTGTCCACCTAAAAGATTAGTGCCACCACCATATGCAGTCCAATCATTAATTTGAGTATTATAACCACTTCCAGCAAGNAAACCAAAATTTAAATATATTCCAGCAGTGGTATCATCTGTTGGAACTGCACTTCCCCCTGCTGTATAAGCTGGGAATGTTAAAGTCTTTCTTTCCCATGTATTAGCAGAACTAATTGTATAAGTTTTATTCATAATTACATCAGCATCATTAATGTAAATAGAACAAGCAAATGTACCAGTAATACTTGATTTAACATAAAAAGATACAGTAACTTCTTTTCCAGTTGAAGTTCCCCATTCAAATCGTTGAACATCTTTACCTTCTACTGCGTGATATACTCTTAGATATTCATTACTTGCGACTGCTGTTTCTGCGGCTGTGGTTGTAAATTTAAATGATTTTTTAAGTCCAGTACCAGCTGGTGCATCAGCAACTTGCGCTTGAGTAAGTGTAAGATTATCTAGCTGAGTTTGGTCTACAGCAAACCTATCAACTGTTTGATAACTAAGAGATGTTGATGATGTGGCTCTTTGAGCTACTTGCATAGAACCATTGATAATAAGATTCCTACGACCAAGATTTGGTGTATCTAACATATCTGCTGTTTGTATTTTACTTAATGGCATCTATTTACTCCGAAGGTGCAGTAGGCCACTTGACTTTTGCAAGTGTTTTATATGTATTAGTTATATCACGAAGTTTCTGACGATACTCTTTCCAATCTGCAAAGTTTTTAACCGAACCACCCTCTTCTCTTTCTTTTACTACTACCCAATCACAAGCTCGTAAAAATGAATTTCTTTTTGCTCGTAATCTATCTAATTCTTCTTTTGCTGTGAGTGATTGTTGATTAGTCTTAAATGTTTTTCCATCATAAGTCCAACCATGTTTTACCTTATCATCACAATCTACCCATGTGATTGAAGGATGACATTCATAACCATTCTCTGGATGAATATCTACGACTACTCCGTCTTGAACTGCAGCTTTCATTATGCGTACTCCTCAACATAGACAATACCAGTTTGTCCATTACCACCACCACCACTATTTGAACCAGAACCAGCACCACCACCAGTACCAAATGCCATCCCAGCTGAAGCACCTTGGTTATGAGCTCCACCTCGGCCACCTCCACCCCAAAAAGATGCACCACCATTTCCAGCAGAACGATAGTTATTACCAGATGGTACATAATCATTATCTACACCGTTATCACCCATACCACCTTGAAAATTGATATCTCCGCCAGCACCAGCACCACCTTGACCACCTTGAACAGCGCCATAGTTACCATGTCTACCACCACCGCCACCATTTCCAGTTGCGTGTGAACCAAAAGAAGAACCAGAACCAGCACCACCATCTTGCGTTGCACTGCCTCCACTTCCACCAGCACCAACATTTACAGTAACAGTAGAGATACTAGATACATCTACTAAAGCAATTGAAGTACCACCAGCACCACCACCAGCACCATAGTCATTAGCTGCACCATAACCACCACCTTGACCACCACCACCAGTAACAATAACTCTAACAGTGTTGATACCAGTTGGTTTAGTATAAGTATGAGTTCCAGCAGATGTAAAAGCTTGAATAGATTTTAGACCACCATGTCCAGTTCGTCCAGTACCACTTAAATCTAATGTTGCGTTAAGTTTTGCAGAAGTAACAGCGTTAGCAGCAATCTTTGCAGTGTTAACAGAACCATCTGGTGGAGTTGTTGTAACTTGTGCTTTATTTTTAAATATGACATAAAAATTTAAACCAGATGCAGGCGCAGCTGACATGGTAAGAGTTGTTCCAGATGCAGTATAGGCTTTACCAGAACCAGGCTCTTGTCTTACGTTACCGACAAAAACTTCAAGGTCATTCTCATTTGCAACAGAATGTGATAAAGTAAATGCAGTTGTAGAACCATTTGGTGTGAATGATTGTTTGGTTACTGCACTTACAAAACCTTGAGTTGGTGTAGTTCCTATGAACGGCATAACCTACTCCTATGTAATCTGCATCAAACCAAGAACTGCGTCAAGTGACGAAGCAGTGCTTGCTTGAACTTTTAGTATGTCACTTGCCTCTAGTACATATTTCTGACCAGCGAGAACTTCAAGTGTTGTATTTGCTGGAATTGTTACTTCATTAAGTAACAGTCTTGTTGCATTACTATCAGATGCATCAGTAAATTGTACAGTTGCATTTACAGAGGCATCTGTTTTATTTGTAATTGCAAGTCCTAAAATAATTGCAGTTGTAGATGCTGGACAAGTGTACAAAGTTGCAAATGCAGAATGGTTGACTGAAGCGAGTGATGCGTTTTTAAATGTATTTGCCATATTCCTTTTATCCTAAAGCGATTGCGAGTGCAGTAGCGTCATCAGCAGGGTCAAATGTTAATTTTGCTTTTGTTATTGTACTATCTGCAACAGTATTTATAGTGTTAGCTTGTGATAACTGTATCACTTGTATATTGTTTGTTCCACTTGGTGGTGCAGAAGTAAATGTCAAAGTTGCACCATCAACTGTAAATGCAAAACTAGAACCAAACCTCTGATATACATTATTTACAAATACGATAAAATTAGCTGCATTGGAAGCAGATGGTACTTGTGTTAATGTAAATTGTGTTGTTGAACCATCACCATTAAACTCATCAATATGTGGTGATGCAAGTGCAGACACCATTGATGTAGTAGAGCGACCAAGGAACACAATAAAAATTCTTGAACCATTACTTGGTGCAGATGCAAAAGTAATTTTTGGTGAACCAGTTGACAAAGAAATATTGTAAGAGAATGAAGGTTCTTGAATAATACCATCAAGTGACACAAGAAGTTGTCCAGCTTGTGCAACTGGAAACTCTAGAGTAAATGTCGTAGTCGAACCGTCACCAGTAATTAACTGTTTGTCAAAACTACCATGTGATGGTTCTAATCCAATATAACTTGTCATTACTGTTTTCCTTTAGTAATATTTATTACTCTTTTATTTCTTTCCATTCTTTATTATCCTCATCCCAATCATAATCTTTTCCATCAGTTGGATATGCTTTAGGTGATACCCAAATACATTTGTCTTCATTTAAAGTCCAACTTGGATATGGTTGTGGGGGGATAAATGCATCTCTAGTTGAATCATATGTGCCACCAATCATGGCATAGTTTTTTCTTAAAGGAGTTCCACCTTTTGAATGTTTACCTTCTTTTGTATTGTATGAAGTTTGAATCCATTCGCCTGGAGAGTCATCAATAAAAGTATCCATAAATTCTTTTTCTGCTACTATAACATTTGTTACTATTCCGTTAAGTACTTTTGCGTAATGTGCCATAATAAATCTCCTAAGTTAGATACCTAATAACAACGACACCAGAACCACCGTTAGCACCATTAAATGGTGTACCACCGTTACGACCACCACCGCCGCCTCCACCGCCTCTATTTGCGGCTCCTGCTGTGGATACAGTTGAACTATCTACACCACCATTACCACCACCACTAGCACCAGTACCACCAGCTTGTCCATCACGACTTCCGCCTCCGCCACCACCAGCGTATGCGACTGAAGCTCCACTATAATTAAGTGTTAAACCAGAACCACCATTACCACCTTGATAACTGGCTGGAGTTGAACCATTACCATTACCGCCAGCATTACCAGCGCCACCTTTGCCGCCTCCGCCGCCACCACCTGTGGCACCAGTTGAACCTCCACCAGAATTACCTTGACCAGAAGTTCCAGAACCAGCAGCGCCTCCATCAGAGCCACCGCCCCCAGAACCGCCGGCACCTCCAGCTTTTCCTTCACCAGCACCGTAACCACCACCGTTACAAGTTTGAATTGAACCAAAAACGGTGTTTCCACCTACTACTCCATTATTAGTGTCAGTAGTAGCACCAGCACCACCAGCACCAATTGTGATTGTGTAAGTACTTGGTTGTAAGGTTTGGTTGGTTGCGTTGACCATTCCACCGCCTCCGCCGCCACCAGCTCTTCTAGAACCACCACCACCGCCACCAGCGACAACTAGATAATCGACACCAGTTTTAGCTGCACCAGATACGGTAAAAGTTCCAGATGATGTAAATGTATGAATTGTATAACCACCAGAAGTTGTTGTTGTACCACCGTTAGTAATAGAAACACTTGAAAGAGTCTTCCAACCACCATCTCTATATTCTTCTGTGACACCAATAGTTGAATTAAATCTAATCATTCCATTTGCTGGACTGCCTGGACGTTGTGCAGTTGTTCCAACTGGTAATGATAATTGACCAGTACCTAACCCTAGTTTTGCATCTGTTACAGCATCATCAGCAATTTTAGCAGTTGTGATAGAATCGGCTGCAACATCTCCAGCGGCAACTGTACTGTCTGTGTTTAAAAGTTCTGATAAGTTTTTTGCGTTACTAGCCATTATACGAAATACCTCGCCATTATTTGCGAATTATTTACTGGTGTAAATGTAAATGTAAGAGTTGCACCAGAGATACCATAATCCGTTGTTGGTTTCATTGCAACACCATTGTAAAATACGAATACATCATTGACAGATGCGTTATTACTTAAAGTAAATGCAGTAGTAGAACCGTTACCAGTAAAGTTGTCTAGAAACATTGATACTGCTCTTCTTGCAGTTGTTCTGATACCAAGGTGTTTCACTTCAATCTCTGCATTGTTGGGTGGTGCAGATGTAAATGTTACCACTCCAGTTGTTGTGTTGAGTGCATAGTTTGTAGATGCTTTCTGTAAAATACCATCAATAAAAACCATAATCTGAGATGAGTTTGCTGGGATTTCTGATAGGGTCACTGTAGTTGCAGAACCATTACCAGTAAATGCATCCGTAGTAAATGTTTTTAATGCGTCAGATAATTCAGTTGCACCAACCGAACCAGCTGGGGGTGAATGAAGAATTGTTGTTAGACCATGATGAATAACATATATGTTATCACCACTTGCAGGCGTTCCAGTAAATGTTAGAATTTTTGGTTTATCAGCTGAGTCATCACCAATTGTATAGGCAACGTCTGGTTCTTGAACAACATTGTTTACCACAACCATGATGTTCTGAGAAGAACCACCAGGCACTTCATTTGTTAGAGTAAAAGTTGTTGCACTTCCATCACCAACAAAGTCCTCTTTCAAGAACTTTGGACTAACTCTATTTTCAATTGACGCACCTATGTATGACATATTAAGATACCTCTTGTAGAATACCAGCGATTATATCAACATTAGCTGCACTTGCATATGCATAAACTTTATCGTTTGAATTTAAAACAACCTTTTGTCCAGATACAATCTTTAGTGTTGATGATGCTGGGATTGTAACATCTTTTACAATATGATATGCTTTAAATATTGCGATTGTTCCACCAGCACTTCCATTTGATGCACCAGAATTTTGTGCGTATGTAAATGTTGTTGTACTTGGAACAGATGCAACTTTGTATATTCCGTTTACAAATGAAGTTGATGAACCAGTTACCATAACATAATGACCCACACTCAATCCATGTGCAGAACCAGTTGTTACAGTTGCAACATCACTTGAAGATACAATACTTGTGATTGACCCCAGAGTTGCAGAAGTGTCTTGAATAAAAGCAGTGAGAGCGACACCAGCAGTTCCAGTGTTGGAAGCATCAAGTTCCACCAGAATTGAGTTAACACCACTTGAACCATTGTTTGCATTGTAAACTAACTGTGGGCCTGTAGCATTATCAGTCGCACTTCCAGTAGATTGATAAAACTCACCAGCAGTCGGAATACTTGCAAAACTGTTTACAAAGTTATTAGCCATATTTCTTTCCTTTTTATCCTAACGCAGTTGCTAGTGCGATTGAAAATCCTTCAGTAGAGATTGCACCCCCAACTGTAGGAAATGTTAAATTCACAGAACCGTTTGTTATGTTACCACTCGTTTGTATATTACCAGTGACAGTTATGCCTGCTGACGTACTTGCAAGTTTAACACTATTGTCATGATATAATTGAACTGCACCATTTGCTGTTCCGTCAAGAATTGTTTCATTTGAAGCTGCATTTTTTAACTTAAATGTATCTGCGTTAACTTGTAGTTCACCAGTAGAATTGTTAATCTTAGAGTTTGTTCCATCATGAAATAATTGAAAATCATCATCAGCACCAAATTTAACTCTTCCAGAACTTGCATTAGTTGAGTCTGGTAAATCAATTACGTTTGGAAAAAGAACATTCGCAAGACCATCATTTAGTTGTTTAATCCCACCGATAACATCATTGACTGTTTGACCATT